TGAGCTGCCAGTCCCCTGGTGGTCTCAATCTCAAGCGTCATGTGTGCCTGCTCAAAGACGCTCCAATGCTGGTGTTTAATACAATAGGATAAAAGACCCGCAACCTTTGGATTTTCTTGGTTGTTAGGGTTACTAACACGTGCCACATACCCCATCGTCTTTTCAGCATCAGGGGTAACACTAATCAATTTAACTTGCATAATACGCTTGATAATACTTTACGATACCATTTGGGAGAGCATGACCTTGGGAAACCCAATCATTACAACATTCAGTAATTGATTGCATACTATAAAGAGGTTCACCATTGTCGTCTGTTAAACCTCCAAATCTATTGAGGAGGATTGTGTAAACTTCTTGGCGTAATTCCATACGCTCGTCGTTGTAGCGCCAATCTTCGTTCATTTCTTTTTCTTAGTAGTGTTTCCCCAAAGTTTCGGATTAACCATACCATACCATTTCTCCATTGTCAAGATCTTACCCCCTAGGGGTTTGAGGAGATCATAGTAGGCATCAAATACTTTTACGTGCTTAGGTCCAGCAACATGATCGTGCTTAATCACACCATCAATTTCATATGTTACTAGAACTGCATTATTTGGCCATTCTTTTTTATCAATGCTTTCAGGAATACAATCATGAGCAAAAACTACCACGTCATACTGTGATCGCAGTAGTTTTTTATCTTGCTCAGTTAGATTGAATTGCATCGATGAGTTCTCTAATTCTTCGTTCACAGAATCCTGGGTTTGACAGTCGGACTCTGTGGTAAGTTTCTTGGACATTATGCTCCTCCTGAATGCACTTGTTAATCATGTAAATCACTCGATCTTCATTAATAATGTTCACTATTAGGAATCACTCCATTTAATCTCAGGAAAAGCTTCTTTAACTACAGCATGTGTAATTCTGAATTTAGATTGAAGTTCTTTGTCTTTGACTAAACAAACAATCTCTGCTTCAGATTCGTGCAGACCCTCAAGAAGTTGAATGAACAGTTGCTCTCTCTTCATACGAGAAAGAGTATTGGCACCCTTGATAAATCTCCAGAGATTACGTGATTCTCTTTCAAGAACAGTATGCTCTGTCCCAATAGGTGCATCATTTTTATTGTATGGCACTTCCCCTTCAGGGAGATCCGAAGTAATGTTGGGATCAAAGTTCCATTTCAAAACGGAACGAAGTGCTTGAGTGTTATTCTCTTTGAGAATCTTAATCTTTTCTGCTTTGGTTTTGGCGTTGGATGCCTTTTTAATGACTTCAGAAATCAATAGTTTCATGAGTAATACAAAAATTCGTATGTTTTTATTTAGTCGTCATCTGAATCTGGAAATGGATCCATATCAAATGCATCGGATGGTTCAAATTCTACGCTAACAAGTTTAGCAATTTGAAATGGAATTAGATTGCCTTCACTATCCATCATTTCTGGATGTGGAGTAATAGTTGCAACCTCTTCTTTGTCCTCAACAAGAATTGCTTGCAATGTTTCTCGGAAATCGTCGTAATATGCATTCGCTAACCACCCAAAAATAAATCCAATGAGTGTTCCACCAATAGTCATGATAACGGACAGAGTTAAAACTACTGCGGTGTTCATTTCCTTGCCTCCCGTTGGCACTAATTCCTCTTTGTCTAGGTCAACATCTTTCTTGACCTTACGTAAACGCATAAACTCATCTCCTTTATTTATTGAGGACTCGTTTACGTTTGTTTTTTGTTCCAGGTTTTCGTCCTGGTCTTCGTTCTTTTTCATACTTCCATGCATCCTCTAGTATTTTGTACAGATAATCTTTAATCTTCCTTGCATTTGGTTTGCTCAAATAACCATATGCTTCCTTTGCAATCTTATCTTTACCTTTAATGTAAAGTTCAAGTTCAGTTACAATGTTAGATATGCTTTCTGCAGTTGGACTTTCAATGAATGCAGTCATGTCTCTTCTAGTAAACTTAGATGACTTTACATAGGTGTAAAGATTGAACAAGAACTTACCATCAAAGGCAGCATCAATTGATTTTTCAACAAGGAGATAAATTTCTTCTGTAGGTTCCATTAGATAAGATTGTTTTCTTGGAAGTAGTGCAGCGTGTCTTTGAATCCTCCAATGTGTTTGGTGTTAATAGAAATCTGAGGGAACGTAGCACCCTCACCAAACTCTGCGTAGAATTCTTTTTTAGTAAAGTCCTTTTCGTACTTATACTCAGTATATTTAACATCTAAATTGTCAAATAGCATCTTTGCTCTATCACACCATTGACAATTGTCTTTTGAATAAAGAATGACTTCCATGACCTCCAGGGGTAACTCCATGTTAGTATAGCAATAAAAAAGGGGGGTGTCAACCCCCCAGATCACTGATAATGTTTTTACATGTATCTAAATTCTTCTTACAGAAACCACGAACGTATGAGTCAGTATCAACACTCATGGTGTGGTGTGCATGGGTATGCATACCTTGAACTATAATCAAAAACCCAACCACTAAAAGATTAAAGTGTGTTACTGGACTGCGAAGAATCTTAATCATAAAAAAAGGGGACCGAAGTCCCCAGATTTAGTTAGCGGATCAGAATGCCCACTTCAGACCAGCTTTGGTGCCGTAAGAACGGTCAACACCAGCAACGCCCGAACCAACGAACGAAACTTCGCCGTAAGCGGAGAGAGAATCGGTCAGACCGACGACCAGACCTGCCTTACCCGAAGGAACGGTGTCAGAAGCACCAGCATCGGGGAGTTTAGTGGTGATACCACCCTGAACGTAGTATGAAGCAGATTCGCCAAGAGCGCCTTCGTAACCAACGTGGCTATCGACAGCGGTGCCACCATAGTTAGAACCAGTCCAACCAGAGTTGGCTTCGACGTTCACGTAAGGACCTGCAAAAGCAGCGCCAGCGAAAAGGGGAGCAGCAGCCAGAGCTGCGAATGCGGATTTAATCATTTGTTTTTACCTCGTAAGATTTTTACTTGTGGAATGGTTACCCACAGATGTTGGTTGGATCGACTTCCAACGCTTGCTAAGCATAACAGATTCCGCTGCGAGTAGTTGAGGCATTGGTGCTGTTATCGAACTGTCACATGTGACAGTTGTAATATATGTATACAATTAGTATACGTTATGTCAGGTTTTCATAACCTGACAACGGAGAGTCAGGGATTCGAACCCTGGGAGGTGTGACCCTCGCTGGTTTTCAAGACCAGTGCCATAAACCACTCGACCAACTCTCCAAGTCAGTCAGGATATCCGTCGTCATCTTCGACGAATGGAGTACATTTAGCAATCTCATCATAAGAGAGATAGGTGTCAGTGTCTGAGTAGATTTCACTCTCAAGTTCACTGACTACCCGTTTAAGTTCGCTAATAAGTTGTTTAAGTTTAGATCGATCCATGTGTGTCCGTGGAAGACCTATTGATAATAGCATACTGCTTCTGGTTTGTCAAGAGGTTGAGGAACGTCGTTCCAGTGACGAACGACTCCAGCAACAATAAAGCAATTAGTGACCAGGTAAGTAAAGAATATGACAGTTCTTACACTGGCAACCTGATCAGCAATATGATCCTTCTTGTGTGCTTTCTCCCCTAATGCTTTCGCCCAGATCCTCCAATTCGTCTTCATCTACTCTTCTCAATACAATGTGGTCATCTTCGATAGTCCATTCCAATAGATCATTCTCTTGCCAACCAAGTTCATCCATAAGATCTTCAGGAACAGGAAGAATGAGATCGCCCCCATCCTCCTCTAGTGTGACATCATAGGTAGCCATTTTCTTTCAACCATTTCTTTGTTAATGGAGTGGGTGGGTACTTCTCCCACATATTGCCCTCAGCACACGCTTCTAGGGCGTCCTGGGTCATCTTAGCGGTCTTTCCTGCCCAGGTTGCCTCTGCCTCAAAAGGAACCGCTTCAGCAGGGTAGGACTCCTCTACCATCTCACGCCACAATCCTGGCACATCCTCTTCATTCTTGATGATAGCAATCAAACTATTCTTAATGCTACCTGCCATACAATCTTGAGCAGCGTGCCATCCTTCATGTCTCATGACGGTCATCATGACATTAGGGCGGTGTACATAACTCCTATTAAGATAGAAATTATTACTAACAGTATGGTAGACACCACGATGTCCAACTGGAAAATACTTTTCTGGTGCGATGTATACGCTAACTCCAACTTGACTGAGTGCGTTCATCATTCGAGCGAACTCTTCTTTAACTAAGTTCCAATCAGAATTTGGAAAGAGTTCTTCCAACTGATCTGCACCCCAAACTTGAATTACGCCATCAGTACATTCCTGTACAATCATGCACCCCATGGCATCCATGGTGTAATACCCTTTGGTCGGTTCTGCATTAACTGGAGCAGCCGCTAAAATCAATGCAAGTAATAATTTCTTCATTTAATTTACCGTTAACGAATTGAATAATCTTTCTTGGAAATGGTGCGTAATGACATTCCCATTTTGCTGGATAAACCTCGATTGTTGCTGTAACATAGACAGGTCTAACCTTTCCATGATTACCATTAGGAACCGCTTTGTAAGGATTCCATGGGGTTTTCGATTCTTGTTCTGGGCAAAGATCAAAATCTTGAGTGCCTGAATAGTCAATCTCAAACAATTGACCACTAGGATCAATCCAATATTCTACCATAAGGCATTCGAGACCTTTGGTTTGTAGATCTCTTCTCCAGAATCCTGGACCGAGATCATAACTACTTCTGATTGTGTCAAACATTCCCATGTTCGTTTGGTAGTTCGTTGGTATTATACACAAAAAAAGAAGGGGTGTCAACCCCTTCGGTTATAAACGGGTTGCACTTCGAGCAATTGCTCGAAGTACTCCTGCAAGTGAATCTTATAGCATGACCAGTATGTTACTCCTCTATATTTGAGTTGATAACATGCGGGAGGTCTATTATCACTATCCATATCATCAAAGTGATATCGATAGTCCATCACTTATTATAGGTGTGACCTCTGTAGCAGAATGTTCCATGAGTTTCTTCAGCACCTTGCTTGCACTCATATACTACACCACGATAAGCGGTGTGGGAAATTTGTGCGTCGTGAAGTGCTGCTTGCTTCTGGATCTGCTTTTTGATCAGAGTGAGGGTGTTCATGATTTGACTCCTGAAAAAATGGGTGAATTGAATCTCCCGTTCCTTCAGTCGTTTGCGTCCTATGCCTCTGGCAGGAAACATGCTGGGTCAGTATGTTCCATCCAATGAATGAGGATATCAGCTTTTTCAAAAGGAGTGAAAAGAGTTGTC